TGCTCCTGGTAATGAATTGAAAACGATTTCACCCCTGAAGACTATGGTAGCGAAAGCATCTATTGCGGAAACCATTCCGCAGCAGTTTGCAATTTGGGATTTGCCAAGGTTTTTGGGGGTACTTTCTCTATTCGATGATCCCGATCTTGAGATCAATGAGAAGTACATTACAATCAAGAGTGGAAAGACAAAGTTAAACTATGTCTACTGTTCACCGGAAATGATTACTCAGCCACCTAAGAAAATGGTTGATATTCCTACCGATGCAGTAGAGAAGGTACTTCCAACAGCAACGTTGCAATCAGTAATGAAAGCAGTTGGTGTGTTGCAGTTACCAGAGATTGCTTTTGTTGGCAAGGACGGTAACTTCTCAATTGAAGCACTCGATACAAAGCCAAAGAATCCTAATGATGTTACGCTGAGCAATAGTTACTCTATTGTGATTGGTGAGACGATTAAGACATTCAAGATGATTCTGAAAGCTGAAAATATTAAGATTATGAATGAGGAATATATCCTAAAGATATCTCCACAAGGTCTTTGCCATTTTAAAGGGTCTGATGTAGAATACTGGATAGTATGTGAGTCAACGTCAACGTACGTTGGATAATTGAGGTTATTATGATTCGTGATGATTTTCTCTGGGTTGAGAAGTATAGACCCAGAATAATTGATAGTGCCATTCTTCCGTCTACCCTAAAGACTACATTCCAGCAGTTTGTAGATCAGAAGAATGTTCCCAACCTACTTCTAACTGGCCGTGCTGGTGTTGGTAAGACAACAGTTGCTCGTGCTATGTTGGAAGAGTTACAATGCGATTACATTATTATTAATGGATCGATGAACGGTAACATTGACACACTGAGAAGTGAGATAAAGGACTTTGCATCCTCTATCTCTTTCTCTGGTGGTCGTAAGTATGTTATTCTTGATGAGGCTGACTACCTCAATCCCAACTCTACACAGCCTGCACTTCGAAACTTCATGGAAGAGTATTCGAGGAACTGCGGGTTCATTCTGACGTGTAATTTTAAAAATAAAATCATTGAACCTCTTCATTCTAGATGTTCTGTTGTTGAATTCAAGATAGATAAAGAGGACAAGCCAAAGATGGCTTCTCAGTTCTATAAACGAGTCTGCAACATTCTAGATCAAGAGAGTGTGCAATATGATCAGAAAGCTGTTATCGAAGTGATCACTAAGTTCTTCCCTGACTGGAGAAGAGTTCTTAATGAGTTGCAAAGGTATTCAGCTACTGGTAAGATTGATTCTGGTATCCTTGTAAACTTCTCAGAAGAGAACCTGAAAGGATTAGTGGAACTGCTGAAGGCAAAGAACTTCACAGAAGTTCGTAGGTGGGTTGCAGAGAACAATGATCTTGATCAAGCAGTGTTCTTTCGTAAGTTGTATGATACTGCATCACAGTATCTGAAACCAAACTCAATCCCTCAGCTTGTTATCACGCTAGCAGATTATCAGTACAAGGCTGCCTTTGTTGCTGATCACGAGATTAACATACTTGCCTGCCTAACAGAAATAATGGCAGAAGGAGACTTTAAATGATTTTATTAAAGCAATTGAGCAACCCTCAAACAGAAGTAAAGATATTCATTCAAGAGAATGGAAAGTACCGAGTTGTAATTCAAAAAGAACTTGCATATGCGACAGGTGGCCAACCTGATTGTGAAGTATTTGATACTTACGCAAGAGCTGAGACATATGCCAAGGATTGTTTGATCTGGGAATGAAAACAATCATCCACGTCAATCAACAACAGATCCGTAAGAACATCAGAGCTGCTGATGAGGATAGGGTGCCTGTTCTGACTGTTAAAACATACAAGAGTAATGTGTATGCTAACAGTGTAACGATACATGGACCTAGTAAGGTTGTATACTCACCTGATAAGCCACTTAGCTGTGGTGCTCGTGTTTGGGTTGAAACAGAAAGCAAAGTAGATACAGAATGAAGAACAAAATTGCAGTACAAAAAGATGAGTGGGTCGATGACATTGGCGAATACATGAAGAAGTTTCGTCACGAGAATCCCTACTACCCTATCGATCCGTTCCAACGTATATGTGAAATGAGACTAGAGTTTATTACAGATGACAATAAACGTCATCAGCGTGAACTGCGCAAGGAAGAAATTGAACAATGGGAAGAGGCTCCGTTTTGATTGATTTATTCAGACCTACCTTCGAATGGATTCGTAATGATTGGAATAGTAATCGCTTTCGCTTTTCTGTTGAGCTGTTTGCTTGGGCTATTAGTATTGGGTGCTCGATTACTATGGCAACTACCGTACCTACTCCACCTCTTCTCACTCTGTATCCTATATGGATTGTTGGTTGTGCTATGTACGCTTGGGCTGCTTGGACTCGGAGAAGCTTTGGTATGCTTGCTAACTACTTGCTCTTAGTTACGATCGATTCTGTTGGCCTTGTACGGATGATCTGGTAATGTCTCCGTTCGACTTTGTTAATGCAATATCACAAAGTAAGAAAGACTTGATGGAGGATCCGGCTGTAGAAAGACTCTATCAGCCTTTCCTCGTTAACAAGGCACTTTCCTACTTTCCTGATACTGCAATGTATGCTAATGAGATGAACAGACGCCATCTCACTGACTCTAAGCTCCAATTCCAGTTTTTCCTAAATACAGTAAGACCTGCCAGGCGATTTGCAAAGTGGGTGAAGAAGCAAGAAGATAATGATCTTGCAGCTGTAATGGAATATTATGGGTACAGTCCAGAAAAAGCTAAGAGCGCATTGTCAATCCTTTCTTCTGATCAGTTGATCACTATAAAAGAAAAATTAGAAAAAGGTGGACAATCATGAACAGTATTGACAGTCTAATTGAAGTTACGTTGACTTCCGAAGAGGACTTTCTTAAAATTAAAGAAACATTGACACGGATCGGTGTCGCCTCTCGTAAAGACAAAAAGCTATTCCAATCTTGTCACATCCTTCATAAGCAAGGTAAGTATTACATTGTCCACTTCAAAGAGCTATTTGCATTAGACGGTAAACCATCCAACTTTTCAGAAGATGATGTTGCAAGAAGAAACACAATAGTCAACCTATTGGCTGAGTGGGGACTAATCAGATTGGTTAATGCTCAGAAATCTAGCACACCAGTTGCACCGTTTTCTCAAGTGAAAGTAATTACACACAAAGAGAAGGATGAGTGGGAGCTTGTTGCAAAATATAACATTGGTAAAAAGAGATAATGAATTATGTGGGACATGCGTTTTATTCAGCTTTGCGACACAGTAGCAACGTGGTCTAAGGATCCTTCACGTCAAGTTGGTAGCTGCATAGTAGATTCTCGTAAAAGAGTTATTAGCGTTGGATACAACGGGTTCCCAACCGGTGTACACGATTACGAAGACCGGTATACAAGTAGAGAGACCAAGCTATTATTTGTTTGCCATGCAGAACGAAATGCGTTGGACAACAGTCCAAGCTCGGTTGAAGGTGCTACTTTATATTCTACTTTGTTCCCATGTAATGAATGTGTCAAGTCAATCATTCAGCGTGGAATAAAGAGAGTGGTCACTCTTTCTCCAGATAATCCTAGAAATGCGTTGTTTAACTTTGATGTATCTCGTATAATGCTATCAGAGGCTAACGTTGAGGTCTCTGAATACTTTTATCATGACTATGAAAGATGGAAAAATGGAACACACGAAGGAATCTATCCGCTTGCAGCTACGCCAGTCGGTGATGAATATTAAATTTACAAAGACTGATGGAAATATTCGGGAAATGATTTGTACACTGCAAGAAAGCTTCACTATCCCGTACGAAAAGAAAACTGAGAAACAAAAGCCAGAAAACAATGATATCCTTGCTGTATGGGATGTTGAGAAGCATGCATGGCGCTCGTTCCGTGTTGATAGTATCATCAGTGCAGAGGTTGTGGAGGCTCAGAATGTTTAAACCACATCGCGGTTCTCAGAAACCATTCCTCAATGAAACCAATCACGGTGGTATCAACCACTTTAAGTTGATCAAGTTCTTACAAGAAGCACAAAAGAAATGTGCAGATGCAGGAGAAGAAGATTCTGCATTTAGATTGGAGATGCTGGTTGATTATTTTACAAAAGATTACGAACCAGGTAAGCCATTGAAGTTTACACCCACCGTTCTAGGGTTTTGAAATGATAAATAATTTCAAATGGATTACTAAGGAATTTGATGGCTGAAGTAATAAAGTAGTCAAATAGGCAAAAGGCACACGGTCGCGAGATCTGTGCCTTTTTTTGTTTCTAACTATAACAAAAAGGGTAGTCCATGAGAAAACAGGCTAGAGTGTCTCAAGCATCCGTTCATCCGTTCCCAGATCAAGCAAACAAAAGGAAGCTAAAATTAAAATACGAAGACTTACAGTTATTTGACCCTCTAACAAGAAACCAAAGAAAGTTTTACGAATTATACGAAGAAGGACATCAAGCATTAATGCTGCACGGAGCAGCAGGTACAGGAAAGACGTTTATTGCTGTTTATAAAGCACTTGAAGAGATGATGAACAACCGTGGCACATATGAAAAGGTTGTTATTGTTCGATCTGTTGTACCTTCTAGAGAAATTGGACACCTACCTGGTGATGAAAAAGAAAAGACGGACGTATACCTAGCTCCGTACAAATCAATATGTAAAGAACTCTTCAATACCGATCAGGCGTATGAAAGATTAGTTGAGCAAAAGAACATTGAATTCTTGATCACATCTTTTGTTCGTGGTATCACAATTGATAAGGCAATCATTGTTGTTGATGAATGTCAGAACATGAACTTTCAAGAACTAAGCTCAATCATAACAAGAGTCGGTGAAGGATCAAGAATCTTATTCTGTGGCGACTTCAAACAAACTGACTTGAACAAGAAGCATGATCAATCTGGACTGAAAGACTTTGTACAGATCATCAATAGAATGCCATCATTCAGAAACATTGAGTTTGATGTTGAAGATATTGTCAGAAGTAATCTGGTCAAAGAATTTATTGTTGCTAATTTACACTTCGAGACAATAAAAAGTTGACTATTGTTGGTGGATCAGGTATAAATAGAAGTGCGCAGCCGTCAGGTGCGCATTTCTTTAACCTTGCTTAATAGGAGGTCTTAAATGACTACTGATACACTTAATGCGTTGGCAAACACATTTGCCTTTGGCCCTGGTTTCAAATTTGGAACTAAGGATCTTGATAAATTCTTTGTTGGGTTTGATGAACCATTCAACAGACTCGCAAAACTTCATGACGAAGTTGCAAAGAACATTCCCAACTATCCCCCTTACAATATCAAAAAAGTAGAAGACAATAAGTATGTTGTTGAGCTTGCTGTTGCTGGCTTTGCAAAGACTGATGTTGAAATTACTTTTGAAGATGGTAAGTTGATCGTTGCTGGTAAGGCTGCTGACGACAGTGAAAACGAAAACTTCCTCTACAAAGGAATTGCAAACCGTGCATTTAATCGTACATTTGTTCTCAACGATCAAGTTGAGATTCAGAATGCTGAGATGTTGAACGGAATGCTGAAGATCTTTTTGGAAAGAATTATTCCAGAACACAAAAAACCAAAGAAAATTGAGATCAATGAGAAGCCTGCAAAAGGCAAATCAAAAGATACCAAA